CCAGCAACAGACAAATATCAATATGGAGCTTCATACAAAGGTAGAAAATAATTTCGAAAATATTCTTCAATTTTTAAAAGATCATAGTGATCGTTATTTTAATATTGAATGTTGCGCTTTCGTGGGATTAAAGGATGAGAATTTTATTGTTCAAATTTTAGCAAATCGCTCTCCAGAGCCTAATTCTTTTTTTTGCGTTGATCCCTTGGATTTTTTAAAATTCAAAAGCGAAAATGAGTTGTTATTTATTTTTCATTCTCACCCTAATACAAGTGCTGATTTTTCTGAAATGGATAAATCTAATGCAGAAGCATGTTGTTTACTTTCTCTTGTTTACTCTGTAGTCGATAATAAATTCGCTATTTACGAGCCGCAAAATCATGAAATAGATGTAAATATATTAAACAAGGTAAAAGGTTACTTATGACGGAGGTTTATTTTCACGGTGTTCTAGCAAAAAAATATGGTTCGAAACGTCTTATGGCCCTTTCGAAACCAAAAGATTTGCTAGGTATTATGGAAGCTAATCATGATGAATTTTTAACTGATTTAAAAGAACTGTTCAAAAAAAATATTCACTATACTTATGTGATAAATGGGGAATGGGCTAAAAATGGAGAGTCTCACTTTGGAAAGATTAATAGATTAGATTTTGTTCCTATCATTTGGGGAAGTGGTCCAGCAACAGTATTTAGTATTATAAGCCTTGTTATTTCTATAGCCTCTTCTATATATTCATTTATTCAAGCTGGAAAAGTAGAGTATCCAAAAGTTCCTGGAGCAGAAGGTGTTTCTGCCGCTTTTAGCAAATCTTTAGCATTCTCCAACAGAGAAAACGTTTTAGAGCAAGGCAATCCCGTTCCGCTTGTTTACGGTAGATTAAGAATTGGCTCTTTCGTAATCCAATCTTCCCTCAAATCTTTCCCGTTAAGCTTGTCGTTGACAGATGAATTTATTAACAATTCCTCTAAAAAAGGCAGTAACCAAATTGCTACTATTGACAGTTCAGATTCTGAAGCTACAAGCCCGTCAAAATAAAATGAATTATTTTGAACTCCAAAATCACGAAGCAAATGTAAATACAATAAAGGTAAAAGGTTATTTATGACGGAAGTTTATTTACATGGCATCTTAGAAAAAAAATATGGTTCGAAGCATCGCATAGCTCTTTCGAAACCAAGGGATTTGATAGGAGCGATGGAAGCTAATCATGATGATTTTTTGGTAGATTTAAAAGAATTATTTAATAAAAATATACATTATACTTACGTTGTTAACGGCAAATGGGTTAAGAATATTGAATACGATAAAGAGAAAATTAAGAGATTAGATTTTGTTCCGCTAATTTTAGGTAGCGGTCCTATTTATGTAGGAGCAACTATCACATGGTGGATGGTTACAAGCCTTATTATTGCTATTGCTTCAGCAGTATATTCTTTTATTCAAGCTGGAAAGGTAGAATACCCAAAAGTTCCTGGCGCTGAAGGGGCTACATCTGCCTTAAGTAAATCTTTGGCGTTCTCTAATCGAGAAAATATCATAGAACAAGGTAATCCAGTTCCGCTTGTTTATGGAAGATTAAAACTTGGTTCTTTTGTTATTCAATCCTCTTTAAAATCTTTCCCATTAAGTTTAACATTAACGGATGAATTTGTTAATAGTTCTACTAAAAAAGGTAATAATCAAATCGCTACTATTGACAGTTCCGATTCCGAAGCTACAAGCCCATCAAAATAAATATGAATCATTTTAATAAGAAAAATTTTAGTTTTATTAAAGGCGCTGGTGGCCCTAAGCCGCCAAAGCCGCCTCCACCACCAACTTTGAAGCCCCCAGTGATGGGCGATTTGCAAGCTATTTCTTCTTACGAATATGTTGAGAATGTGGATTTAATCTCTGACGGAAGCATTGATGGTTTAGTTAATCAACGTGGTGAATACGTTAATGACGCTGGTATTTTTGAAGGTATTTATTTAGAAGACGTACCTGTTAAGCAATCTGCTTCTATAGTTGGAAATAATATTACTCAATCTTTTGATCTCTCTTTTATTGCCACTGGTTTTTCAGGAATAATTGGTGGATTTTCTGGTCAATATTACGACTCTAATAATAATTTTTTAGATAAGTCTTTAACCTCTACAGCCTCTTCTTTAACTGGATATTTGAGTGGAGTAGGATATTCTGTTTTAAACTCCAGAAGAGATATAGCAGATAATATATACTTATCAACTCAAGAAATTAATACAGCTTTAACTGAAGCTTCTTATGTGCCAGATACTTCTCTTTACAGACAATTACGATCTATTAGTGCTAAATTTAATTATAAATCATCTAAAGAAATCCAATCTTATTTGTTACCAAATTTCCCTCAAGAATTTGACGAAGATTATCCGTTTTTTTGTTTGAAATTGACCGTTACTGGAGACAGTATTTCAAATTTTAATTCTGATATGTATACATATCTTGATAGCGATTTGACTAATCAAACATATTTGCCCCTTGAAAGCACAGAGTTGCAAAATAGAAGATTTATTACTCCTCCGCCTAAAATTGATTTAACTTATGTAGACGCATATTCAGATAATGATATCTCAAGTTATCGCTTGTGTGGTTCAATTTATGTTTTTGCTTATAAAGAAAATGATAAACCTTTGCAAAATTCAATTGATGCGATTATTAAGAGCATTAAATCTATAAAACTAATAGATTCTGATTCTAAATATAATGTTGGTAACGCTTCGATGGAGATCCGCAATGGAGATGAATTGCAAAAACCTTTAAGCTTATTTAATAAAACTTATTTAGATAAAAATTATGGCACTGTATTGCGTGGGCCTTTTGCAAAAGGCAGATTAATTTCTAGTTTATATGGTAACACAAATACTTTAAATACCGAATTTGATCAAGATTCGGGATATGCAAAAACTGGAGTAGATAGAGCTATCTTAAATGATACTATTACAGATTTTGAACATGGACGCGCTTTATCTAATGATTTTAATACAGCGTTAAATAGCTCTGTAAATGTTAAAAACGCAGCTAGTTTTTTATCGAACAAAAATACTCTGTTTCGAATACTTAGTTGTTTACAATCTGAAAGTGATCCACAAAAAGTTGAATTTATAGTTCGTATGCGTTTGATTATTGCACTTCCCCCGCTTGTGGGAGGAACAAGTTCTTATATAAAAAATATTAAAATAACTTTAAATAAAGAGGAAGGAAAATTTGATTCTAATATAATTTTTGAGAGTGATAGTTATAACACAAGCCCAAAACCTATAATTGGAAGCGCTAACGGTGGTTATGTAAAAGTAGATTCTGATACTATACAATGTGTATTTTTTACTCCTTGGGGCGGTATAGTAACTAGAGCTTCTATAGCTGGATTATTAAGGGCTTGTTTAGATTTTGCTTTACGGGCGCAAGGTAGTGATGACTCACGGCTTCTCCCTGCTTTTTCAAGCTATTCTGATTGGAATAAAGAATATCTCAAAAACTCTTCTGAACCAGCGGTTCCAGTTGTTCATGTAGTTAATAATCCTAATGTAGATAGGGTTTATATTAGCATGTCTGTAAGAGTTTTGCGAGATGTGGCTCATAGAGAAAGTTATTTAAAAAAAGATAAAGGCGCAAGCATTAAAGTGGATGCTGGCACTACTCTACCTTCATTAATTAATTTTAGAATTGAAATTGGTTATCAAGATAAAGACGGAACAGAAACTATCATATCAGGAGGAGTAAAAGATTTTCAAATCAAAGGTACTGCCGACTCTCCTGCAAGTATTGATATTGGAAGAGAGGAAAATAATACTGCCGCTATTATTCCTCAATACTCAAGGTTTATTATGGGTGCTCAACAAAGTTTTGCTGCTCCATTGATTTTACCATCTGCTCAACCTAATCAAACTCGTTTTGTAAGAATTTATCGCACAACATATGAGTCTTACTCTTCTCTTGTTAAACGAGAAATTTCTTTAGAAAAAGTAAGTGAAATTATTAATCTTCCATTTTCTTATCCGTACTCTACTATTTGCGGGTTAAAATTAGATGCTCGCACACTGCCTCAAATCCCTTCTAGAAGTTATGACGCTAGATTTAAAAAAGTTTTTATTCCTAGTAATTATTTTCCTCTTAAAGCAAACGGAAAAGATAAGCGTTATATCACATCTTCGGAATTAGAAGGATTTAATAAACTTTTCCCAACTAGTGATGATAAAATTATTTATAGAGGAAACTGGGACGGAACTTTTAAATTTGCTTGGACAGATAATCCTGCTTGGATTATTTTTGATTTGTTAATCAATAGAAGATATGGTTTGGGTAACTTTATTTCTCCTACTCAGGTTAACTATTGGGAATTGTATAAGATAGCTCAATTTTGTGATGCTGTTGATGTTACAACTAATAAAGGAGTGTTCCTTGGAGTTCCAGCAGCAGATGGCGGTTTAGAACCTCGTTATGGTTTCAATGGAGTAATCGCGGATAAAACTAATATTTTTGATATGATTAAATCTATTGTTGCTTCATTCAGAGGAAATATGTTCTACACTAATTCTGAAATTAACTTTACGAATGATCGTTTAAAACCAATCATGTCTTCATTTAACAACAGTAATGTTAAAGACGGATCTTTCAGTTACACAAATTCTCGTAAGGATTTACAATATAATGTTATTGAAGTTTCTTACTTGGATAGAGATGATTTATTTAAAGAGAAGATTGAATACGTTGAAGATGCTGATGATATTAAAACAAGAGGTATTTTAAGAACTTCTGCTCAAACCTTCGGCGTAACTAGCCGCGCTCATGCTAAACGCATTGGTCAGCATACTATTTATTCCACAATCAATGAAGATCAAAACGTCCAGTTTTTGGGAGGTTTGGAAACTCTTCTTTGTAGGCCAGGTGACTTAATTTCTATCAATGATGAATTGCGCACCTTAAAAAAACATGTGGGAAGAGTATTGGATGTAGATTTGGCGAGCAGTATTATTCATACTAATATTGATTTAAGTTCTGAAGATTTTAGTCCCACAGGATTATCTCCGCAGCTTTCTGTTTTAATTCCTACTGGTAAAAACCAATTTGATGATTTTTATAATCTAGCGAAAAGTCCAAGCAAATTAAACATCAGTGAGTTGTATCAGACCGATATTCCTCAAAATGTTGTTTTTAATGCTAGCTCAACTGGTTTAGATAGTTTTGGTGCAAAATTTCATATCAACACTAATATAACTCAGAATTCTGGACTGCCTTTATTGGAAAATATTAAAATTGGAACTCCTTGTTCAGTTACTCTAGCGAACACTTCTCAAGAGATATATAAAATTCAATCAATAAAAGAACTAAACTTAAACGAATACGAGATTATAGCTTCTAAATTTGATACTGGAAAGTTCAATGAAATTGAAGTTAATCAGAATTTAAATGATTTCTTCTCGTCTTTCCCTAGTGAGCGCAAAACTCAAGTCAATGAAGGTAGTGGCTTTTCTATAACTAATCAAGCTAAGTATGATCTTACTGGAGTCCCTTTTATCACATCCTTCGCTACTGGTAACTTTGATAGGCAAAATGATGTGATTGACATTAATGGAACATGGCAGTCTGTGAATGGTGCGAACTCTTATAACGTAGAGCTAATTACTCCAAAATATCGAAGTATTAAAAAACAAACGTCTCTTAATTCTGTAGTTTTTGAGGATCAGTCAGAAGTGGGAGTATTTAAATTAAGAGTATCTGCTGTTCAGACTGGCGTTTATCCAGTTTTAATTTCAGCCTCTCATTCTGCGACTTTAAAAGTATTATCATATACCGCTCCTGTTCGCAGCAATGGTATTGTGAATGGTATAAGTTCTAATTCTTAAACGTAATAAATTAATATAGATATGCCTGATCCATTTGATCCCCCATCACCAACGCCAGCATCTCCAACGCCAGCGCCATCAACGCCAGCGCCAACGCCGCCGCCATCAACGCCAGCGCCAACGCCGCCGCCTCCAACGCCATTCCCAACGCCGTCACCAACGCCGTCACCAACGCCTTCGCCAACGCCTTCGCCAACGCCACCTACAACACCAGGGCCGACTCCATCGCCAGCGCCAGCGCCGCCTCCCGCAACAACACCAGCGCCACCACCACCACCGCCAGCGCCAGCGCCGCCAACTCCGCCGCCACCAACGCCGCCGCCTACACCAGTACCTACACCAGCGCCTACACCAGCGCCTACACCAGCGCCAACTCCAGCCCCAACGCCACCGCCACCTCCTGCAACTTTACCTGAGTTTCCAACAGTAATTAATTCTTTCTCGCCCTCTGAATCTCCAGTGGGCACAGGAACAGCTTTTTTAAGCTCTAGAACAAAAGATGCGTCATTCACCTTTAATTATAAAGATATTTATGATAACGTTATTGATAGTGAATTGCAGTTTGCTCAACAAATCGCTGATTTTTCTTATAGAGTTTCTCTTTATACTACTGGCGTTATTCCAACTCTAGTCTCTGGCGATTTTGCCGTTAATCAACAATCTTTAAATTTCAAGTTTCCACAAAGCACAAACGCTGCATTATTTGGCTCTTCAGGAGCGCAAAGATATTATAATTTATTAATTAATGTTAAAAATGAAGGTTTAGAAAATTCGGTTTTTTCAACTATTTATCATCTTCCAGCAAAAATTGATTTTGTCGATGTGCGAGATTTTTACTCTGGCGTAACTGGAAGAGTTGATTTTAGTTTAACTTTTGATGATCAATCTGTCAAAAATTACATCACACGAAGTGTTGATGTTTATACGGGAACAATATTGGGAGATCCGTATTCTATTGTGGGATATTCTTTCTTTAAAAATATTCCATTTTTAAATGATGCCGCTGTTCAAAATTTTTCATTTACTGATGATGAAGTGCCAAATAATACTAATGTTTATTATCAGTTTGTCCCTTATGATGATTTTGGCAATGGTTTTGTTTACTCTGGTGGGGTTTCTGGTTTTTTAAAAACTGAAATAGAATTATTAAATTATAGTTACGGCATTCCTCCAGTTTTAAATTTTGGGGATCGAACTGGATTATATTTTTCTGGATTATCTTCTCCTCAAAATAATGAGCGTGATGGTGGCCTTATCTATCAAACAGGAAGTTCTGGGCAAGATTTATATTTGTT